CCGCGGTTTAACGCGCTGTCATAACTTGCGGCCAAAAGATGTCATAACTCGCCGCGCCAAAATTGTTGATATGATCAATTTTGATTTGATTCCTGCTAATTCATGACGATCATTTCCGTCCGATTTTTCCCTTTACCTGCTCCACCAATCGTATAGTTGATCTTCACGGTTTCGACACGAAATCCACCGAACGTTTCTCGCATCTTCGGATGGTCGTTGATAGTCAAAATTACCTTTCCCTTCGCTACTCTCATCGTCTCAGCGAGCATGGCGTATTGCTCAATCGGGAACTCAACCCCATAGCCTTCGGTTTGCCAGTACGGCGGATCGCAAAAGAACAGCGTCGCAGGTCGGTCATACTTCAATATGCAATGTTGCCAGTCGAGGTGCTCGATCACGCACCTGGACAGCCTGAGGTGTGCCTGGCTCAGATCTTCTTCAATCCGTAGCAAGTTTAGCCTCGGTGGGCTGGTTGTAGCCGTTCCGAATGTGCGACATGAGACCTTTCCGCCAAACGCCAGCTTCTGTAGGTAATAGAACCTGGCTGCGCGCTGGATATCCGTCAACGTTTCAGGTGGCGTGATGTTGAGCCAGTCGAACATCTCCCGGGAGACCAATGCCCATTTGAATTGCCGAATGAATTCCTCCATGTGGTGCTGGATGACGCGATAGAGAGAAACCAGGTCGCTATTGTAATCGTTCAGCACCTCGACTTCTGACGGTTCCTTCAGGAAAAACAAGGCAGCGCCGCCGGCGAATGGTTCTACATAACAGGTGTGATCAGGAAACAAGGGGAGAATGTGCTTCGCGAGTCGGCGTTTACCGCCGATCCAGGGGATTATGGGATAATGCATAGTGAGCCCTCACTTGATTTTCAAATCATTTTTGATAGACTCCCCTTGCCGCGTCGACGTGGTGGGGAAGCCTTGGCTTGGCTCACAGGTGTGTTCTGTGGGTTGAGTGGTCGGGTCATGTTCCCGCATGGTCCGACCGCTTCCTCTTTTTACAATAAAACATCGAATGCTTAACCAATTCGATGCGGACCAAAATCCTCCGATTACGCCTCTACAAACCATCCTAATGGGGCCAAGTCGATATATCCACCATTAGGTAATGCAGACTGAAACGCAATATACCCAGTGGAAGGATCATATCTAATATTATTGACACTCGTCCATGCACCTCCACTGTGCATGGCGCATGCCAGTGTTGTCACTGCTCCCGGACGATAGCCCCCAGGGATGGCACAAATTGTCGTACCAGCAGCCAACGATGATCCAGTACCATTATATATTCGCCCACGTGCTTGGAAATTGTTGGTAGCAGCCTGTTTTCTATAATATATTGTAGTATCTGACGTTAATCCATTCAACAAAGTTGCTTTTGACCAGGTATCATTAGCAGGAACGGTCATTAGCGACGATGCCGTCATTGACAATGCTTCACCCGCACCAGTTGCCGTTGCGGTAGCTGTTTTCGGCCCGGACGTACCAATATACAGGGTGTAACAAGCGCCAGCGGCTATGCTTCTCCAGTTCGTTCCGTCGTAGTAGCAATTAGAGCATAGGTAAACAAAATTCGACGCTTCAACCATGGTGTTATAACGGCTGCGATCCCCCAATATCGGGCCACAATTGGTAACTGCAGGCCTTGCAACAATATACGATCCGACCCGGAATATTCCGCTCGCATCAAGCACCGTGATATTGTTCGCCCCCGGCGTCTGGCTGGCGATGAATTGCACTAACCTAGTCAGCAACCCCTGGACCTCGTCCGTATTGCCATCTACTTCCTGGGGGGTCAGGTTTGATCCCTTTATCCTGCGCCATGTCAGTGCCATTTATCCTCCTATGTGATCACGGTAAGTGTCACAGTATCAATCCCAGATCGGGAACCCGGGGAAATCTGGGGTTCCATGACGATGCCCGGCTTGTTGCTGTCGAATCCCAGTGCTACCACGCTGCCGAACTCTGCCATGACCTGATCCAGGTACTCGCCGATTTCCTCGACCCAATGCCGGTCCGCATAATATCCGAGATAAAACGCCAGCACGCTGGCTGCCATGGCCTGGCTGCGGCAGAAATCAAACCTGAACAGCTCGGGCCGCTCCTTTGGCCCATATATCGCAATGCTGGCCGAATCTTGACCTGCTTCGATGTTCTGGTACGCAGAATCACCACTCATGGTCCAGTCCCGGTTGTAGAGAATCTGGATTGTGTTAATAACGTCGTCAATGTCGGATTTCCGGCGCGAACGGACCGGGGTGCCGTCATTGGTCACCCTGACTGCTGGGATGGTCCTGGTAGGTGTGAGCGTATTGGGACGGACTATCAATTTCGGCGCTCCCCGATCCAGGCAGAACCACGAGCGGCATTGAAACGCGAAATCGTTGAGCAGGTCGAGCGCCGTGCGATACTCGTTGATGATACCGTTGATAGCATACGACGCGGGAAGGCTTCCCAGGAGTTGCACAGGGGGATAGTTTTTCTGCGCCAGAATCCAGTTGCATGCAGCCGTCGGAGATGACGCATCCGCTATGATGTCGCAGAGAATTTTCCCGGAGCCGAATATGCTCCCAACAGCAGCTCCGGTGAATAAGGTTTCGACAGTTCCGGTTTTTGTAACGCCGGTCACATTAGGCACAATGGGTGTCGAGCCTGTAATAACTGTTCGGCAAGTTCCGGTGGTAAATTCAACATACACGCCCATTCCAGACGTTCTCTGGACACTGACACCAGGGAGCCCAACGGTCGTTCCTGACCATGAGATATTTCCAGATGTATACCCGCTCTGCTGCAAGGTGCCATTGACATAAACATTGCACGCCACCGACGGGTTCGTCCAATAATGGATATGAAATGTATTAGTCTGCTGGATAATATCTCCGCCCGGCGGAGTTGGATATGACGGACTCGCGCTCGCAATCGTATTTGTTGACCCACCGTAATCGGTTCCGATGTTGTTTGCGGTTTGGTCCGTTGTGGTGGTGGTTGTGTCTGTATGGGTATGCTCCGGATCGTTCAAACCAATATTGTCTGTCAGTTCCAACTCCGCCTGAAACGCAGATATAATTGCTGCCATCTGTGCTGCAGATATTGTTACCATAGCCATGGTGCCATACCCGGTCAAAACCGATCCAGCTTGGCCGATATACCTGACGCAATAGCTTGTAATGTCGAGATCCAATTCATCCTTGCGTAGCCAGACTTTGTTGATCGCGGAGACCGCCCGCCAGGACGGGCAGTAATGGAGGGTCACCAACTCAACGACCGCCGTTCCCTGGGTATGGGCTGCAGCCAGGGCGGAGACGCCCAGAACCTGGCCGGATACGGAACTGACCGTCTTTTGCTCGGTATCAATGAGTATCGTGGAACCAACCGCAATGTCTGTCGCGTCTGACACGGTTATATACGTAGCGCCAATTGCGGCCGCCGCTTTCAGGGTTGTCTTCGCTCCCACCGCGAGCCCCAGGGCAGAGACTTTCGGCGACTCGCCGAATGGGATCGGGATGACCTGACCGACGTCCGCCGGGTCGGCGTCCGGCCAGTTGGCCGGGTCGACTTTTTCACCGATATAACTCTTCAGTTTGGCGCTACCATCCTCAATCGTGATGTCGACCGTCCCCGGACTCGGCACATTCACATCCGCGACATTGCCGGAAAATATCAGTCGGATATCTTTTGTCCCGACGCTCCACACCCATAACTCGATGGTGGTGCCTTCTACTGGGTATTGGGTAACCAGGCCGTCCGGGTTGGGGTTTGCGGCAGGATCATAACTTAATGTGCAGTCGAAATTCGCTACCTGGTATTCCCCCAGGGCTCCGGAGATGCCGCGGCGGATATTCCCCCATGAGGTTACCCACGGCACGGTCGTGACGCCCCAGGGAGTAATGGTTACGGTTCCATCCGCCGGGTAATAAGTCACCCCGTTCACGGTCCACTTCAGGAACCAGAGCGGTCCAGCGACCTTGTCGTCAATGGTGCCGGCGATAGTCGGCGGAGTCCAGATAGTATCTTCCTCGAGGGGGAGCGATACGTGGAACCGGTCCGGGCCTGTCGGCGTGACGTCCATCTTGCCGCAGAGCCGGACGGTGCGGGCGATCGCATTGTGGTCGTACCAGGTGAATGTATGATAACTGCCGCGCACAGTGGAGGATAAAAAGGTTCGTGTCGCAGCCACGACGGCACCGGTCACATTGGGATAAGTAGGGTTGTGTCGTGTCCGGACGATCCAACCTTTGTCATAGACATATTGACTACCGTCCGTGTCGTAACCCGTCACCTGGAATAGTTCCGGCGGCTCCCCATCACCATATACTGGCGGCTTGGGGAACTGGACAATCTGTGCGCCGCTTTTCAGTTGGTTGCTGGCCATATCATTGTACCCGCAGCTGGAACTTCACGGACCAGGCGTTCCAGGATACTTCGGTAACTTCCGGGATCCTGGGAGAATCAAACCGCACCACGTATTGGACCACGTCGACACCGGAATAGGTAAACGCCCTGCTCATCCCGCGGGCCACATCTCGCCACCAGGAGAGCAGCCGGTTCTTGTCCCATGTGGACATCCGAGGCCATTCGAGCGGGATCAAATCATCCTTGACGTAATAATCACGGGGGATACGTTCAGCGCCAGTGCTGAGAATACCAGGCTGCTGGCAGGAAAGCGGCCGTTCGGGCCGCAGGGGCGAGGTTCCGAAACTGAGGGTGTCGCCGTCTAGGGTAAAATACACCGGGCTGCCATCCGCCCCCACGTAGCCAGATTCCACATAGCCGGGTTCGACGTAGCCCACTAGCTGGCCCTCCTGTACCCGTTCAGTGCTTGCATTTTCGGATAGAGTTTCCGTGTGAGCGAGTTCAGCAATGCTGAGGCGATCTCCTCAGCATTCCCTCCACCTTGGACGACGAGGGAAATAGCGCCCTTCTCAATTTTGATTACCGGTGCGGACTGCTGCGGCGCCTGCCCGGCAGGCGTGATATATCCCCCCTTGCTGCCCATGGTTAGCCACTCGGTGCCCTCTTCGTTGATGCGATACGTTGCATACGGCCGGAGGTCCCCGCCCGTGGCCCTCGGCTCGGCATTGGCAAACACCGATTCCGACACGGTTTCCCAGCCGCTTCCGGAATGCACACTTTCCCACCAGGAGGAAAGGCCACTACTGGCGCCGGCAGGGGCTATACTACCACCCGATGAATAGGGCGATTGCGTCGCGGCTCCCACCAACCCCTGAATCTGGCTGATGGTGGACAGACCGTTGACCTTCAGGTCGATTACGATCTCCCGGGATAGATTCCGCAGGATGTTGTCCAGTTCCAGGAGCTTGCTTTTGTAGGTTTCCATCTTCTCAATGGTCTTCTGATACAGGCTTTCCAGTGTTTTCTGCTCATCTTCCGCCGTATGCAGCACTTTCTTCTGAATTCGGTCCCGCTCTTCCGCGACCTGCTTGTACGCTTCCTCCTGAGTGATGATGACCTGGCCGTTCACCTCGACCTGTCCGGTCCACTTTTCCCATTCGGAAATGAGCCCCAGAATTTTCTGCTGCCTCTTCGCCGGGTCGGCGATCTGATCATACTCGGCTTCCTTGCGTATCAGTTCGTCGATCGCCGCCACGCGCTTGTCATAGGCGTCGAGGTTGGAGTCCAGGTACCGGTACTGGCCAGTGGTGTAACCGCCTTGCAGATCCCCGCGCATTTTCTCCCCGAACGCCGCATTCGCATCAGCGATATTCGCCTTCAGGTCGCGGATTTCCTGCTTCTTGGCCTGAATCAGCGACAGGACCTGGTTCGCATAGGCCCGCTCACCCTCCAGGAGCGTCTTGTAGCGGTCCTGCTCTGTCGAGATGATTCCGGCAGCCGTATCCTTGTAAGCCTTCAGGATTTCGATGCCAGCGGCCTTTGCCTCCTTGGTCGTGGAGTTCAGGGAGATCTTCTTCTTAAACTGCTCGTATTGCGTGCCGAGCTTCTCGAGGGCGCTCTTCTCGTTGGTCAAACGCTCGTTGAAAACGGCATTCGCCTCGGTAATGTAGACCTTGAGCGGCTTAACCAGATCGCCGGCGGCGCGGGCGCCCTCCTTGTAGAGATCCACCTCCTCCTTCAGCTTGTCGCCGTATTTGTCGTTAGCAAACTGCAGCCGCTCTTTCCCCAGATCCTTTGCGGCATCCGCGTATTCCTTCGTGGCCTGGATGTTGTTCTTCACATCCTCGAGATATGCCTTTTCCTCTGCCATGGCCTTGGCGCGGGCCTCCTCGGCCTGGCGGGCGGCCTCGCCCTCGGCAAGCAACTTTTCCTCGAGGGCCTTCTTCGATGCCTCGAGGCCGGGAGCCTCCGCGTCCCGCTTGGCGAACATCTCCGCAGCGGTTTCCTGGAAGCCCTTGGCTGTCCATCGCTTCTGCATATCTTCGAAATACGCGTCCCGATACCCCTTTGCCTCCTGAAAAGCCTGATTCGCCCCGGCAAAGTCCCCCCTCATGCCCAACACGATCGCCTTCGTCAACGATACTGCGCCACCCACGCTGGCGATGACGGCGCCGGAAACGGTGGCGATGACATTGACCACGCCCTTCACAGCATCAGCCACGAATGCCATTACCATCACCGTTTCCCGGCCCCATTGCTTCAACTGGCCTTCCCGCTGGAGCTTCTCGGCCTCGGTATTAGCGTCTTTCAGCTCACCGGTGAATGTCTCCACCGTGACGATCAGGGCATCCTGGAAGACCTCGCCCAGGGTCACCTTGAGGTTGTCCATGTAGCGCTTCATCGAGGTGATCTGTTTTCCCGCCGTGCCCATGGCCGCTTCATAGGCGCCGGCAATGTCCTTCCCCTTTTCCATCACTGCGTTGGTGCGCGCGGTGACCTTCTCCGTTTCTGTCAGCTCGTCGCTCGTTTTGCCCAGCTGCTGGGCGATCCGCTTGTAGGAGTCCTCGAAATTGACGTTGATGCCGATGGTTTTCAGGATCTCCACCTCACCGCGCTGGATCCCGTCGATCATGCGGTTGAACGCTTCCGAGGAGTTGATCCCGCCGATCACCGCCGCGTTCTGGGCGGTGCGGGAAAGTTCGGACGCCCTGGAGAGATCCATGTGAGCGCTGGCCATCTTGGTGATGGTCTCACGCGACTCGAGCATGGCGATGCCGTTCTTGTGCAGCGACGCCTCAATCTTGTCCAATTCGGTCGCAGTATAGCCGGCCCGGGCGCCCACCACGTCCATGGAAACACCCAGGGTTTCGTAACGCGCCGCCATCATGGCCATATCCTTGCCCAGCTCGACCAGCTTCATCGCGGAGAAAGAGAGTCCCAGGGCTGCAGCGGCATTGCGCAGCTTGCCGATCGCCATCTCCATCAGATCGATATCCTTGGTGTTGGAGGTGAACGCATCGTGGGAGTCGTTTTTACCTTGGATTATGATCTGGACTATTGCCATTTTGGGACTCCTTAGGCTGCAGATCCTGGAGCAGCCGTTCGATGTGGGCCAGGATCTTCAGGTCTTTCGCGGTAACGCCGTACTCGTCGTAAATCGCCTGGTTGCCCTGCAGACCGTTCAGCTCGACCAGCAGGCTGCGGATCTCCAGGATGCGGAGATCCGCGGGGGTGAGGTTGTCAACTCCGACCCGGCATCGGTCGGATAAAATATCGAAAGTTTCAGGGTCGATGCATGCCGGATAAATCTTGTCTCTCAGCGCAGTCTCCCGGCACAAGTCGCAGCGGACGGTGGGGAAGTCAACTCGTGCCAGGAAATACGCCGTCAGGCGTTTTTTATCGCTTCAGGTTCCTCCACTTGCTGGCTGATCTCCAGGTACACGGAGGCGTCAATGCACGTTTCCCCCACGAAGACGGAAAACTCCCGGCAGCCCTTCATCAGCAGGTCACGGTTGGCCGGCGTGTACGGGATCGGCACGCCTCTGGGCGTTGTCAGGCCAGGATGGCTGCTGTCTTCAATTTTGCGCCAGCCGTGAACGGTCAGTTCACCCAATTTCTGGTTCCAGACCGAGGACCGGTCCGCGCCGGTGCGGCTCACAATCTTGTCCACTTTTTTACTCAGTTCCAGGGCATCTTCTTTACTGAGATAGGCAATCAGGACTTCCGTATCCACGTCGAACTGAACCCAGGTTTTAGGGGTATCGTCGAAAATCGCTACTTTGGCCATAAATTGAAGTTCCTTTCAGTCTTAGCTCGTTGTGGCGTACGCCTTTAGGCCAGCGGATCAGTGCTCCGCTGGCTCGTGATGCTCCACCACAGGGGGTCGGTGATCCCGGTCATTCCGGTCGGGGCCGCGACCGCGCCGAGGATGTTGAATTCCAGCGGCTCCTTGATGCGGCCATTGTCATCGGTCGGTTGCGCGTTGAGCAGCTGCAGATGCGGAAACTGCCACAGGTGTTTGTAGTTGTACGGGGACACGATCTGTGCGCCGGTGGCGGTAATGTCCATCTTGTAACGGGTATCCGCCTGGAGCGCCGCCAGATAGGTCGTGCCGGTGTGCTTGGGGAATTCCAGAGTCAGCTTGTGTTCCGGGAAACCGTCGTTGGACACCTCGTCGACCAGGTCCTGGGGGTTGCTGCCGGTAGTGCGGAATTGCCCGGTGAATTCACCCTTCATCTTGCGCTTGAGGCTGAGGGTGAACTTGGAGGGATAGATGACATCGCCGCTTCCCAGGGCCGCGCCGCCCTGGGCGTTCATCCGGAACACAATGTGCGAAAACATCACCGGATTGCGGTCCGCTCCCGTCGGCAGGGTAACGTTGGCCCAGGTGGCCAGGGTATTGACCGTGGAAGCCACTTCCCTGTTGATGCCGGTCATCTCAATTTCTATCGTGACCGGGCTCGGCCCGACCTCTCCGGAGATTGTGACGCCGACCACCTTGGCAGTCGGGATCTCCTCGATATAGGCCACCATGTTCTTCACAACGGAAATCATGTAGCCGAACGGGTCCGTATTCCATTTCAGAGCATGGAGATAGGCGATAGTGGCACCCTGCTGGGCCGGAGCCCCAGCGGTTCCCATGAACATCGCCGCCGGCAGCTCGAAACCGGCATAGCGGAGGTTGAACTTGTAGGTAGCCGGGCAATTGATGGGGCCCGGGGTGGCGTCCAGGGGGACTGCCCTGCCCCTGGAACTGTCCACCTCGACCGAGGAGGAGGGCTTGGCCTGTCCGGAAAGGAACAAAAGCCCGTGCCCGGCGCCTGCCACCTGGGGGGTTCCCCACGCGCCCGCAGCCCCCACGCCACATTTCACCAGGGCGAGCGCTTCTTGCGATCCAGTTATAGGTCCTGCCATGGGTTATCCCTCCTTTGTTTCGGCGGCCGCCTCGACTGCAACGGCCGCGGTTTTAGTTCGTCTGCCGGCCATGAACGATGCATCGCTCCCCGGCGCTTCAGGGGGCGCTTCATACTGCTGATTTCCCACGTTCTGTTCCAGTTCCTGGGCGCGGGTCTTGTCTGCCTTTTCATGGGGCGACAGCCATTCGGGAGAAGGGCGTTCGAAAAGCTCGGCGCCGAAATCCTCCTCATCGATCTCGTATTCCCGCCCCTTGGCGATCTCCCCATATTTCACGTGGATCCCGCCGTCGATCTTGGCCTTAACAACAATTCTTGCCATAAAAACCTCCGTTGGTTGGTTCCATTGGTTCGGCTGGTTTTATTGGTTCAGAACCAATTCAACCAATTCAACAAACAAACCAATAGAACGGTCTTTTCAAACGATTTCGTTGACCGGGATCTTCAGTTCGGCATAGTGGCAGAGCACCGCGCCGAACATCCTGGTATCTATCACTTCCGCCGACATCGGCCCGGCATCGGTGCAGGTTCCGAACAGGGTGTGGTTGCCCTTGAACGCGTTGCAGATGGCGTCGATCAGGCCGTTGAAGGTTTTTTCAGTGGCTGCTGAGTCGTTGACCCCCATGTAACCCTTGACGACAAATCCATGCGTCCGGCTTTCCTCGATATTGCTAATCGTCTCCGATGGCATTGCGGTGCGGCAGATCTCCCAACCGCGAATCGTGCTGGTGGCCGGGTCCCGAAACAGCTCGATGAATTTGTTCCAGTCGGCGGCCCAGCGTTCGTAATCGTGTACTACGCCCACATTCGGTACTGCTGATACGATTTCAAAAACGTTTTGACGGCATACCGCTTCAGACATTCAAAACTCCTCACGAATCCAGGTCGACCGCGATCGAGAAACCTTCCGCCTGTGCCATGGCATCAATCCGGCCGGTGTTCTCGGTTGCCGCGTGCTCGAACATGAACGCGCCGGGGAAACCACGTCGGCCGATCTTCCGGCGAACCACGAATTCGAGCCGCTTGGCGGTCGTGTTGTCCACCCCGAACTTCACCTCGATCCACCTCACCAGCGCTCCCTCCGGAGGCCAGGCTTTACCCGGGGAGCGCCCTTTCTCGGTCGGCTCGGCATACTTCTGGGCGCTCATCACGACGCCCTTGATGAGCGGCGTCCCTTTGTCCTTCACCTCGGCCTGGATGGAGCCGAGGAGACCGCCCTGGGCGCCGTATACTCCCTGGGGGGTCCTCTTTCTGGTCTCAGCCAGGAGGAACATGGTCACCAGGGTGACCAGCCGGTCCAGGCCCGCCTGAACCTTTTCCGGGCCGCGGCCGTGGACAATGGCGCCTTTTTTCTGGGTGGTGATGGAGAGGTTCAAAAACCGCCACCTTACTGCAGGTATGCCATGCCGCGGACCGATGTGCTTACCGTTGGCGGCGTAATGGTGAACGTGGCCCCGTTGCCGGTGGCAGATGCACTGGTAAACGTGTAGATCGCTAGAATATGATTGTCAGAGGTGCGGTAGACGACGGCAGTATCGGCCGTGATCCCGGTCGAGTCGGTGGCGGTCCAAACGAGGCCGCCGGTGCAGTTCCAGTCGGCTGCCAGTGGCGATGACCCGGCTGTGCTGGCAACAGAACAGGTCGACAGGGTATTTCCACCTTGGGTGTAGCCGTGCGCTGTTGCCAGCTCGCCAGTGGTGCTGTAGGTTGTGGTTGAAGGCGACAGGGTCGAGTTCGCGGCCACGAACAGGGCGATTTTGACCGTCCCGGACGTCCAGGACGTCAGCATGTCATTTTTCGCCTGTTGGGTCATTCCGGCGGTGGCCGCAGCGAATACGCTGGTTGAGCAGGCCAGCATGCAGATGATGATGAGTAGCGAGAGAAAATTCATTTTTTTCATGGTGGATCTCCTTAGTGTAATTTGACTGATACGGACGTTGTCGGTCCATCGATGGTTTTGATCACGGTGCCGGTGCGGAATCCGGTTGCACCGCCCTGGGATACGCGGTGCGGAATGGGCGCCGTGATCGCGCAGCCGGTCAAGATCAAGAGTGTCAGTATAAACAGCTTTTTCACTTCAACCTCCTAATGCATTATGATGTTGGCATGGCGGTAGGTGCCTGATGCAGCGCCGAGGCCCATTGCCGAGGTATTCCCGTGCTGACCTGACACGCCCTGCCCATAAATGACTGGCAGCGCCATGCGCAGAACTGCAATGGCCAGGCTGCCGTATGATCCTGAACCACCTATGGAAGTGAGTGATATGGCCGGAGAGGTGCTGTCGCCGCCAATGGGGCCAATGTAGCCAGTTGCCGAAATCGCCACATCGTCATAATCGACATAAGACGGGCTGCCGATGCCGCCGGCGTTGCCGGGAAATGCTTGATTAGTATTAAAGCGAAATAGTGTCCAACCTTGTCTTGCTGCTGTATCACCGCCAGAAAAATTGGCGTTTGTAACGGTCATGTGCTTTACACCGTCTATCCAATATTCTGCGATTCCGTTCGCACTATTGGTATCCATCTTTACGTGAAACTCAACATAGTGCCAATTCCCTGTAGATGCCGTGCCTCCATCAGCAAACGTATCGTACCAAGTGGGTGAAGCATCCCCATAATAGGAAGTATTGTTGGGCATTGAGATGATGCGATATGCGCCACCACTAGCAGGCTGAAAAAGTATGGAATTCCAGTCTCGCATGTCGGCAGTACCGTTATCACCGAAATACACCCATTTGTGATACTCAAACTGACTCCAACGGAAACCCGTAGGATATCGAATATAAAACCGCATCCAAAACTCCGGTTGCGGAGTTGCAAACGTGATCCCCAAACTTACACCGGAGGCCGCGTTATCACCGTCCGTAAGCGGAACGCGATACCCCATGCTGCCCGTGCCGCCAGAATGGTTTGCCGCTACGCTCAGGTAACTGGGTAACGATTGATTCTCAAGAGTGAACAGGTTGTCTACAACATTCTCCTCAGAGGCATCATAAGTGATGGTTGCTGCTGAGTTCCCAAATGACGATGACCACGGCAGGGTAACGGGAGAACGCGTTGCGGTATGTCCCAAGCATGGCAGCAATAAAATTACAAGAATACTAATACTAATGCTTCGCACGAACACCTCCTACGGTTGCGCTGTCATCAGTAAGACTGTCGGGAGGAACGGTTACTGCGACAGGAGTTGCGTAACTACCGGCACTCTCATACCCAAAAGATTGCGATCCCGTGTCATTGTATGGAAGCTGAACCGCATAATCCGTATCGCAAATTATACCGATTTTATAATTGGTATTCTTCGTAACTGATGGGGGCGTACCCATCGTAAAGACATGCCATGAAGCAGAATCTTCATAATCAATGGCCGTAGCATTACTTACCCCGTTAGACACCAGCGCACCGGAAGAGCTGAGCAAAAGAGCTTTACAGTTACCACCGGCCCATCCCTGTGCATACCATTCAATTGTTGCCACAGTAGTTGTGGATGCTGATTCAGACCACGTTGCGGCGAAATCCACATTCCAGAACCATTCCTGGATATTAGATGCGGTGGTTGCGGAAGTAGCCGTTGACGTTGTGCTAGTGCCAATAATCACCGTACCGGATGCGGGTTCGCTGTTTGCACTCCCCCCTGTTGCCGTAACTGTCCCTGATCCACCCGCCCCGCCCTGGCCAGTTGCCGATATCGCGGCTACATGCAGCGCCGAAACCGTTAATGATCCGTAGGCACCAGCCCCGCCTTGGCTCCCAATAGTCGCAAAACCTTGCAGCGTGCTCGAAGCTGAGATCGTCCCACTGCCTCCAGCAGCGCCTTGGCCGGAAAGCGTGAGCACCGCAAAATGCAAAGCCGAAACTCCCGGTGTTCCCTGTGCGCCGGATCCGCCCTGGCCGGTCGGGAAAATTATCGTGTTCTGCTGTGTCGTGAGAGCTGAGGCGATTCCGCCTACACCGCCCTGGTCGGAGATCGTCAATACTGCCAATTGCAGCGTCGAAATGCCCGGCGTTCCCTGTGCGCCGACCCCGCCTTGACCGGATACGGTCACATATGTACTTCCGCTATTGGACGCCGAGATCGTCCCGCTGCTGCCGGATCCACCCTGGCTGGTCAGGTTCAAAATGGCCACCTGTAAGGCCGAGGCACTCAGCGATCCCTGTGCGCCACCTGCACCCTGGCTGGAAAGCGTGAGCACCGCCATCTGCAGAGCCGAAACGCCCGGTAATCCTTGTGCGCCAGATCCGCCCTGGCCGGTTATTGTCGCCACAGCAAAATTCTGCCCGCTGATTGTCAAAGAACCTAATCCGCCGGCTCCGCCGCATCCCGCGACGGACATCGCGCTGTTACCGCCGCCATTAATGCCCAACGATCCGATACCTGCGCTGGTTCCCTTGCCCGAAACCGTCAGCACCGCAAATTGCAGAGCCGACAGGCCCAGCGTGCCTTGCTTGCCAGCGCCGCCTAAACCTGCGATCGATACCAGTACGCTACTCCCAAAGGCTGGCTCTGGATTGGTCATCATCAGCCTCGGACCTGCCCGGAGAGCAAAACATGGCGTAACGCAAATCAGAAGCAGCAGTATGGCCAATCGGAATATCACCGTTACCTCGCGTCGATGATCGCGCCGCAGATCAGTTTGAGGCCGTCGGGAGATGCGCACGAGGCGGTGTCGTACTTCGTCGCCGAGGCGCTCCAGGTTGGAACTGCCCCACCGGCCCACTTAAACTCGCTGGAAAATGTCGGGGCTGTCGTTCCGGCCTGGGTCAAATACAGGATGAACGATTGCCCGGCGGTCAGGCCGGTCACGCCGATCCGACAGGCGCCGTTGAGCGTCAATGTAATCGTGCCGCCATTTGCCGGGTTGATGTCATACACCCCGCTGCAGTTACCGCCGGCAACGACTGTTTCCAGGCCTGTCGCCGGGATCAATTTGGCCAGCCCTCCCTGGAGAATAAGTAGTCTGTCGGCTGTACCTGGTGGCGTGGTTGCCGCCGACCGTGAAGCCAGGTACGCAGGGAACGTGATATCCGCAGCCGCTACGGGTCCCGCCACGAGGGCCATTATCAGAATCAGCATCAAGACATTGCGCATCTGTATCTCCTAAGTAGTCAGCCTGTCTCCAGCATCCTCGGACACGATGAACGCCATGGTAGATTCATCGAGCAGGGCCGCGCCCGCGTCCATTGGAAATGTCGGCACCATCACCGACGCGATCGGCGATTCGTCGTATATGACCGTCATTGTGGCCATCGTCCGGATCCTCGTTTCACTGTCAATCTACCGGAAAACAGTTTGACGGCATAGGTGCCGTAGGGCCGCGCCAATAGGGTCCAGTAAATTGTTTTCTGCAGGCTGGTGTCATTTGCTCCGAACAGGGAAGCGGCGGCGGCGGCGGAAATGCTGATGGAGATCGTTCCCTGGGCAGCATCGACAACCGTGGCGGTCATGACCAGGGATTCCGCGACATCGAGCAGGCTGTTCACGGCCCCGGCATGTACGATCCAGCCAGTCAGGTTCTGCGGTTGCTTGGCAGTGGTAAGCACCTGCACGACCTCATAGAGGCCGGAGTCGGTGTACGCCGTCAGGTTAAGGGTTGCGGGCCCCACGAGTTTCTCCTTAATGTGTCAGCCGCGCTCGGCGGCTCCCAGCCGGTTTCACGGTCGACATTGCGCCCGTTACCGGGGCCTGGCTCCCGATCCCCAGGTGCTCGTTGTACTGCGCCTCGAAAGCGTCGGCCAGTCGGCGGAATTCATCCGCCTTGCTCCGGTAATTGACCACGTCAGCGCCGATCGTCGGGTCCGATGTCTGTCCGTAAAGCGCCGCCAGGAGCCGCAGGCAAATCGACGCGCCAAGGTTGGCAACCGCTTCGACGTCGGTTGCCGGCAGTGTGACTTCCGAATGCAATGTCTGGTAGAGCACCCGCACCGTCTCAACTGCGGAAGGAGCGTAATCCGCCAACCGCAGCTTTTTCCCTTCTGGCGTCAGGTATTCCGCCCAATCGTTGCTCTCCAGGAGCGTTTCTGGGAACGTCCCCACCGGGTACTCGACGCTGACGATCGCGGAAATCCCCTCGGTCCACCCGGCCGGCAGAGCCAGGTCGTGGCTGCCGTTCCCGGTCAGGTCTTCGCAGATAATCCGCGGCCGGTGCTTGCTATAGCGTTTCAAAGCTTCCGTTACGGCAGCGGCATAATCCCCTGGATCGTCCAGCTTTTGCCCGGTATCCTTCGTTTTTGTCCTCACATCATCGATCAGCGACATGTATCTCTCTCACCAATATCGTTTATTTCAAACCCATGATGGCGCCCGCCGAAGCCTTGGCGAAGGCGGGACGCCATAATGATTACCTTTATGTACCTTACGCTACCACGTTGCCCTGGCTGCCGCGGTAATCCACCACAGCGCCGCCGTAGATGTGGCGGATCTTGTAGGTCAGCTGATCGTTGGAGAACATGCTGCCAACATTCGGCAGATCCTGGACGAACAGTTCCGGATCCTGGCGGCCGTCGAGGAAACCGATCTCGATCCCCGGGATGTCGTTGGGGTCGCAGGTCAGATACCAGTTGTTGACGTCGGTCCAGGTCTTGACCACGATCGTCTCGTAGGTCTGACGCCGCACGGAGTCGGGGGACTGAAGGGTTATCAAGCCCGACACAGGCCCGGCGGTCAACTCGAATGAACTATCCTCCAGATCGGGTGGCACCAGCAGGTATTTCGGCGGGATGCCGAGCACCTCGGACGATCCGGCTTCGGTCTGTTTCATGATCTGAAGCCTGCCGGCCTGGAGCTGTGTTTTTGAAAGCGCCACTGTAGCCAGATTGCCGTGGGTGGCATGGAAGAAAGCAACCGTATCGTACAGGGTCGGGTTCGTGGCGAAGAAGTCGAATACGAACACGTACAGGGTGCGGGCGGCCGCCCGGCCCAGCTTGATCGGGATGCGGCGTATGACGCCCACGTCGTCGTTGCGGATCGTTTCCAGGGTGATGGATTCCGTCCCGCCCCGTTTACTCGGCGTGTAGGTGGCCTCTTCGTCTGCGGGGGAGGTCAGGGCGTTGTAGGCTCCTGACTGGTTTACAGCCGGGAGATTGCCGTAACCGCCCATCCTGGGCCGACGCTGCTGGCGGAAGTCGTTGAGTGGCACGATGGTAACCACCTTTTTCCAGTCGTCCAGGCCGGCCAGGTTGTACTCGGCAACCATGCGCCGGGTGAGGGAATCACCCAGGATCTGGTCGAAGGTGGTGGTGGCGATGGCCGCCTGGAGGCGCTTGGCGTCCCGCAGCTCGCCGGTGATGCGCAGGTCGCCGGTGATGTCCTGGTAGGCGGCCTTGAAGCTGTGGACCTTGCCCTCGAAGAAGTCGTCCAGGTACTGCCCGGCCTTGTCCAGGCTGTCGACGGTCACCCGGGTTTCGCCCACGCCCATGACCATACCCGAAGCGGTGAGGCTATCGAGCATCTCCTTGGTGCTCTTGATGGCGGCCTGCAGCTCCGTTGTTTCGAACGCCTTGCCCTCGAACTGGCCACGGATAGTCTTTGCTGCTGCCTCCGGAAGCTTGCTGTCGGTGAGTTCCCGGTCCAGGACCAACGAGCAGGCCAGGAGCTTCATCTCCTTCATGTCCGCCGACTCGATCGGGACAGCGACTTCCTTCAGCCTGGCCACCACTGCGGCTACCAGCTTTTCATTGCCTTCATCTCCGCCGGCATCCTTCACCGTGGCCGCGGCCACCATCTGCAGGGCCTGGTCCTCAGTGATGGTTCCCGCGGTCAAACCTTTGTTGATTTCTTCGTGAAGTTCGGGCCGCGTACTCTGCAGGGCCGCCAAAAGCTTCTTCAACATTTTGTCGTCCTCCTTTTGGCCGGCCTGTTGGGCTGCGACCATCCTTAGAAATTGACCGTTATTGGTCGGGTTGTACACCACATCCACCTCTACAGCGCTGATCGCCGTCGGCTCTTTCATTTTCTTGCCGGCCACCATTTTGGTGACTGCTTTGCCGGTCACGTCGTGGGAGAGGCCGAACAGTGTCGGGTTGCCGCGCTCATGGGAATCAACCAGGCCGTCTCGAAGCCACCGGGCGCTCTTGAGGATAAAGAAGTCGGCTTCGATGGCAGTACCGGTATCCTGGGGATTTTTCAGCCAGCCTACGATCTCCCGCACCGATTTTCCGAAAGGCTTGCCGCCGGCCTGGTGCTGCGACTCGTTAAGAGCAAACACCCGGGCTCCGTCGTAAAGCCCGATTGCAGCCACCAGCGGTTCTCGGGGCCAATTGATGCGGCCGTCGGCGCCAGGACCGTATTCGATGACCTGAACCCGCCATTGATAGCCATACTCGGCGGAGGAAGGATCACCCACCGCCGCCAGAATGCGGCTCGCGGCCTGGAGAGGAAAATACTCCACCTGTTTCTTGACCTGGACCGGCTCGCCCAAGGTGACCTGGTCGTCCACAATGGCATAGGTGCGGCGATAGAGCAGGTCATCCAGTTCGTAAACGACGGCATCGTCATACATCTCGACGATGTAGCAATACTTGTCTCCGCCGGCCGGCGACATGATGGCCGTGCGGACAAGCTCACAGATCTGATCGAAACTGAGCGCCATGGATGCCTCCTACTCGCCCTTCTTGGGATTCTTGTCCACGGTGTACTTCTGGCCGTCGGCGGTGACAAAGGTTATTGTTGCGCCGTTATCGGTCCAGGTCAAAACGTCTGCGGGTTCCAGGGCACGCTCGATCGGGAAGTACTTCACCTTTTTCTCGCCATCCTCCTTGACCTCTTTCCGCTCGGCATCCCGGAATATCAGCCCCTTGAGCCATTTCGGGTCGATAGGGAGCAAAGGCTTCCCGGCTTTCTCCGACTCCAGAGGTCCCAGCTGGATCCCCTCGGCATAGGAGAGATGCGATTCCATTTTGAACTCCTCGAGGATTTCTCTGACCCGGTCCTCGGTAATGATGACAATCCCGGCCTCCTCCAGGATGGCTTTCAACTGGTCCTTCGGGGCCAAACCCTGTGTAGCCTCCTGGATCAAACCCTTCACCTGTTCCAGCGTTACCTCGACACTTTTTTCGTTTTTTTCTCCGGCCATGTTCCCTCCTTGGTCTGCTTTCGTTTTTAATTTTTCACCGCTCGCTTGCTCGTCTTATCCTGCTGCTCATCGAAATCCGCCGCGAACTCTTTCGCATCCCCGAACAGGGGGTGATAGGGAATGTGGGTGCAACCGCAGCGGATGACTTCCTTGATGGGCGCGTTGGGATCCCGGGGGTAATAAACCGGGATCCCCTCCGGAGTCCTGTAAAACGGCTTCCCTTCGGTCCGCACCTCACCGTGCATGTACAGGTGTATCAGGCGGGGCCGGCTCGGATGGCCTGCGTGGATCCACATGCTCCCCATCTCCGGTACTGTCTCCCGCGCGGCCTCGATGGATTTCTGCGTGGCCAGGGAAAACGCCCGGCCCATCTCGGTGCCGGTTATGACCTCGGCCCGCTCCTGGACCGACTTGAAAACCGGGACACCACCTCTGCCCACCGGGATCGGCAGGTTCCCGATGCCGCCGATGATCGCCTGGGTCACCTCCTGGGCCGTCTTCTGCCCCAGCACTCCCAGGGACAGCTCGCCTCTGATCCGGTTGTACAGGTCGCCCTTGACCGAGGCGATCCGGCCGAAAGTGAAATCCTTGAGGCTGTCGAGCACATGACTCGATATCCCGATCTGGCCTAGCTGCACCCCGCTCGCAGCGGCTGCTGCCGGCAAAAGGCCTGAACCCATTTCCCAGGTGGTCGAAAGCCGGCCGTCCAGTTCCCGGTTCGTGGCGGTCTCCCAGGTCGCCAACTGGTCATTGATGGCCGCCAGGGACTGCCGCAGGAAATGCGCGGAGTATCCGTCGCCAGGTATGACAGCCAGGTCCATGAGAATCTGCTTGCGGGTTTCCTCCAGGAGAGCTTTCACCGCTTCCTGCCCGGAGATGATTTCCGCGTCCCGTTCCCTGAGGATGGCTTTGATTTTCGAGGTAACCTTGACCGCCATGAAATTCCGGCTCCGTTTTCTCCGTTCTGAACCCCGTTTAGCCGCACACGAGCGTCGCCAGGGGTGTTATAAATCCAAGTCAAGGGATATGAGGGGTATGGGTCGGGTTTTGATCTCCGAGCCCTCACAGGGCAAATTCGGCGCTTCAATCATTTTGCCCGGTGCCGTTCGGCTGTCCTCTCTTTTTCAGGTAATCCTCATAGCCCGGTTCGGCCGGTTCCATCTTTCCCGGATCGTATTCGTAACCCAGGGCGGCCAGGAAATATGCGAAAGCCTGGGTCGCGGTCTGTTCGTCGATCCAGTTGTTCATCTGGGCGGTGGCCAGGGATGCGGTAACCGAAGTGAGCAGCTGGGCCAGCTTAGCCACATCCTTCGCGGAGATCTCGGGCGTCTGTACCTCGTATTCGAACGCCTCCTCCTCCGGCACCCGCAGGTACCCCGCGTCCAGGGCGGACTGGATGACGAAGTCCAGGACCATCTCCAGCATGTTCTTGGTCCGCTCCTGGCGGTTGGTCAGGAGCTTGCGGGACGGCATATCCATTTCGCCGGCGGTTGCCCGGTTCACGTCACCACCGCCTCCGTACCAGTGCTCGGGGAGCCCCACCGCGCCCAGGATGTGATTCCGGTGAAGCCGGGCGGCCGTGTCATGGTCCATGGCGCCCATGCTGGGCGCTACAGACTCCGATTTGACTTTCTCGTTATGAATGAATGCCTCGCCGGTTTTGGGCGGCTGATAGCGCTTACGATTGTCCTCCAATTCCTTGTGATCCGCGCCATCAACGGTGATGTCATAATAGAAGGCGTTGTACTGGGCATATTTTTCGGCGCTGTCAAACAGGAACTGCTCGTAGGCGTCCAGATGGTCCGCCACCGTGAACAGGTCGCCCGAGCCGCGCATCTCGTTGGTCAGGGCATTGATGGAAAAATAGAAGCACAGCCCGTCGGTGAATGTTTCCACCAGGTTCTGGGCCGCGGGGGAGAGGAAGTCGCGGACGTTGCCGTCCAGGACGATCCGGTATTTCTTGGCCGGTCGGCCGTCGAGTCCCTTGGTCAGCACGCCGATCTTGACCTTGACGTTTTCCGGGTCCGGGATTACCTGGTCGATCAGGGCCGGGTCCACGTATCCGCATCGCACCCGGCCGGTCTGTCCGGCCACGAATGCTGGCCAGCACTGTTCGCCGTAGATGCCCAGCTCGCGTACGAAATTTTCCCAGTGCATGTCCATGCGGTTGACCGGGTCAAACCAGAACGTGTCGAGGACTTTTTTCACGTCCTCGTTTTTGCACATGTAGGGGGTCCCCTCCGCGCAGACGAAGGCGGTGGTAATCTCGATGATCCACTTGGCAAGGGGGTTGGTTTTCCAGAGCCAATAGGCGATTTCGATGGCGCGTTCCTGGGTCACGGTCGGCAGTTCCCTGGTAGGAACTCCGGTGAGCCGACGCCAGCCGACCTCGACAAGGGAATCTGCCACCGCCGCCTGGAGGCGGGAGGAAACCCGGGCCTCGATCTCGGGGCCGAGGAACTTTTCAATCAAGAAGGTTTTGATTCCCATGATATCCTCAAGCGGCCCTGCGGCCGAAAATGCGTTTGAACATCCCTCGCGGGCGCTCGGTGTGGTAACTGGTCTGCTCGCTTTCGTCCCTGGGCGGGGCGACCGCCGCCTTCACCAGCCCGCCTTCGCACAGCCCGAGGAGCATCTCCAGGGCGTCTGGACCGTCATCATGCCCGCCGCGGCCCTTTGGCCGGTAATAGAGCAGGTGGCGTTTCAATTCGCGGTGCTCGGAACGGAACCGGATCCAGCCGTTCTTGATCCACGGCTGCAGGCGGATGACGCGCAGGTCCTTATCCGTGTTGGGGGTGAACTCGTCGATATTGAGCGTGAGCCCCCGGTCGTGAGAAACCTTCTCCACCGTCCTGGCAAAGAACTCCTGGAACTGGACCGACTCGAACCTGATCTTGTCGAACGGATCCCGCTCGTGGTAGGTGAGGACATCGTCCATGATCCGGTCCGGCTGCCGGCGCTCGATGTCGGCAATGTCGAGGTACAGGACGTTGTCTTTCATGCGGCCGCCCAGGATCGCGGAGGGATCGTTGCGCTTGTTCCGCTTGCCCAGAGAAGGGTCCACCGCGCCGGCATGCATGATGCCGCTGAAATCGATCACCAGATCGTCCCAGTCTTGGAACCATTCTTCGAAGAAAACCTGGTCTTCCGGGTTGAGCGGCTCGTTCTGCTTTTCGCTGTCGAAGTACGCCGGGCCATCCGATACCCGCATCTTCATCAGGTAGTAGTACGGCTCCATCTCCGGCCACAGGACCTCGGTCCCGGCCAGCATCTCTTCCCGGTGCTCTTCGAAATAGTTGTCCGCTGCGGCCTCGGCCAGCTCCTTGCCGATGGAGATGTCTGCGAAGATCCGCTCCCATTCCTCCCAGTACTTCGAGGCAGACCACCTGATGACCGCCTTGAACTTGCGCCCCTTCCAGCCCGGTTTCTCCAGGAGCTTCTGCAGCAGGCTTTCGTGATGAAGGATGGTGCCTACCACGATGTAGACCGTGTCGGGCTGGCCGATCTTCATCAGGGCCTTGAAGAACCAGTTCTCCAGCTTCTTGCGCTGCTCCGGGCTCTCCACCGATTCGTCATTCTCCAGGTCGTCGCAGATGACCAGGTCCGGACGGCAGGCGCCATGCCGCAGGCCCCTCAGCTTCTGCCCGGCGCCGGCTGCCTGGATCTTGACGCCGTTCCGGGTGATGATCTGGTCGCTGCGCCATACCGGTCCCTCACCCACCAGCTCGGGGAAATCCTGGGCAAGTCGCTCGTTGGTCTCAAGCTCCAGCTTGATGAAGGAGAGAAACGCCTCGGCCTGCCCGCGGGTCTCGGAAACAATCAGCGGATACTTGCGGGTTCGGTAGGCTGCGCATTGCAGCGGCAGGCCGAAGGTGGTCCAGGTGGATTTCGCGTTGCCGCGAGGGGCGGCGTCCGCTTCCTTGTCCCCCTGGCCGGTCTCGTTGGCACGTTCGATCATGGCCGGGTAGCGGTCGGCGAAGTATTTGTGCAGGGCACTGGAGGGCTTTGAAAAATAATGGGGGAAGTAGGTCCGGTTGAAGAAGTCGAGGTCGCGCTTTGCCCGTTTCTTGCGTTTCCGCTGGGCTTCCTTGTCGTCGGGGAAGGGCTTGGCAGCCGCCTTGATCTGCTGGCGGATCGCCTCGACCTCCTTGTCCCACATGCGCCGTTTTGCCTGACTCAGGGTGATTGCCATTTATGCCGCGTACCTCTCCCGGCCCCACTGGACCAGTTCGTCGAAATTATCCTCGAGGACGGAAAACAGTTCCGGAGAGCTGGCCCGTCCGTACTCGATCAGATCCTTCACCACCGCCAGGAACATCTCGCCCTTCTGGCGGGCAATGGTTTCGGCCGCCTCCCGGGCAATCCGGGCGCGCTTGTCCAGGATGGCCTCGATCTTGGAAAGGGAGTCGAGGTAGGCGCTTGCCTGGAGTGGAGCGACCTCGATCTGCAACATCAGGCTATCACGCACCGTAAGGAGCTTGGCCTCGTAACCTTCCTTGGCAGCCCGGGCCTGGTCCCAACCGTCAGTCTCTTCTCCATAGCGCCGGGAGCGTGCCTTCCATTCGGAGAGGGTCTGGCGGGAGACGCCGAGCATCTCCTCGATCTCGGACAACCCCTTTCCCTGCTCCACGTAGAGCATGCGCGCCACCGGTTCCAGCCGCGCTCTATCCCCCTTGACCGCCATCAGTTGCCGTCCTCGAAAACCGGTTCCTGCAGCAGACCGAACAATCCCAAAAACTCGGCCAGGGCGGGGTCCTCGGCGGAAGCCTCTCTCATGACCGCCACTATCTGCGCACATTTCTCCGCGTAATCTGCCCTGGTCATCGCAGCTCCCGCTCCAGCCGGGAAATATCTGCAGAGATTTTCTGCAATTCTGCCCAGGCCATGACCAGGGCGTCCATCTGCTCGGCGATCTGCGGGACCTCCAGGTCGTCCACCGGGGTCAACGCAGTGTTCAGCCCCTGGCGGATCGCCGTGGCGTTCCCCTCGATTTTGAGCCGGAGGCGCTTTGCCTCTTCCTGCAGCTCGGCCAGTTTTCCCCGCATTGCCGCGCGTTCCAGATTCATCGTTTCCCCGCCGCCCGTACCGTCGGGCAGAATTGATTGCTGTCCACCTTTTCCACCAGCCGGGTCAGGATCTGGGTGTTGAGGGTGATGATTCCCGCCAGCTCCCCGTCCAGCTTTTCCCACTGTTTCACGCCGTACTCGTAGTTCCTCACCAGCTCGGCATTGTTCTCGTAAAGTCGTTTGATGTCGGAAACGTCATCCTTGTACTGGGTCAGAATCGCCGTGATGTGTTCCTTGTATTCCTCCCGCTGGGCCTGCGCCTGCTGCTGGTAGGTTTCCCGCTGCTTGTCGAACCGTTTGTTGTCGAAATGCCAGATGATGAAGATCAACCCGGGAAGTCCCAATACCTGGATGACCAGCGTGGCGAAGGGGAGAGGGATGGTTTCCATTACCCCTCCGCTGCCGAGACGAACTTGAGTTCCGGGAACCCTTCGGCTTTGGCGGACTCCAGGGCTGCCCGGATCTTTGCCGGGTCGTCGAGTGCGGACGTATTGATCTCGACCAGCTTGCCGCCGACTTCGAAGATCAGCCGGGTCGCAACGGGGAGGAGCCCGAGAATTAATTGGACTGTAGCCTCGTTCATTTGCCGGTGCCTCCTTGAAATGATTTTGCCAACCCGTCAATGTCGAGAAACAGCGCCTGGAGCCTGCCTTCGGCATCGCGAAATCTGTCCAGCGACGCCTGGTCGGCGGCCAGCAGATAGAGCAGGTAGGCGTCCGATGCAGTGAGATAGGCAGCCTGGGCCTGGGTGTATATTTCCTTGGCCCGGTCGCAATCCTTCTGTTTCATTACGCCCTGGATGCAAAGTTCATCTGCAGTGGTGGCCGCTGCTATTACCCCCTGCCGGGCCGTCAGCAGCGATTTGGCTGCCATTGATTGGGGCGTCTCCGTGGTGGCGCACCCGGCCAGGCAGATAATGAACAGGCAGGAAATGACGAACAGGATCGGTAGCCGGGCAAATCCTGACTGGGACCCATTGCCGGTCCATGAAACCGGCTGCTTCGTGATGAGCCGGAGCAGGGCGTTGATGGCGCCCAGCACGACAACCTGCGTGTCCAGGTCCATGGCGTAACCGGTGTAACTCTGCACGACCAGCGCAATGATGGCCATGACGTTCACCCAGAGCGTTTTTGACAACCAGACGGATTTTGCTTCCATGCGTTCCTCCTATTTGCCAGACGGTTTGAGGTGTTTCATCACCTTCATTACATAACCCTGATTCACATACTCCCCGCTATCATCCTTGCGCGGACTGCCCTGGTTGTATGCGGAGATGACTCCCTCCCAGCCGAATTTGCCGAAATGCTTGTCCCGGAGCTTCGCCAGCAGCCGGCAGCCGTATTCGATACCGTTTACCGGTTCGCAGAGGGATGACAGAAAGGGGTCTTCAAATCCCAGTTCGCGGGCAACCTGGCCCATGATCTGCATCAGACCCCAGCTGGTGGCCCGAGAGATCCGTTCCGTATCCTGGGATGCTCCGAAACGCTGCACGTCCTTCTTGACGTAAGTGAGGAGAAAACCCGATTCATATCGAATAGCAAACGTGTTGCCGCTGCTCTCCACCTGGATGATGGCAGCTATCAATGCGGCCGGAAGGTTGTGCCTCTGTGCGGCCAGCTCGATCACTGGAACGATATTCGGGGGTATGGACATGGGATCTCATGTCATAGCGGGGGAGGCGGCCGTACGCTCCGACCTCCCCCTTCCCGTGGTGTTTCTATTGGTGGGGCAGCCAATCTGGGCTGCCCCTTTGTTGCCGGCTTTTATGCGCCAGCATCATATGGAGCCTGCCCAGGATCACGGAGGCTGGGGTCGTGGGCTCCTTGGTATTCATGTTGAAAGGTGGCAGGGCCGGGAGACCAATCCGGCCCCGCCTGGAGGTGAAAATGGGAGTAGCGAGAAGGACTATAGAGGAAAGGATTCGGGAAGTATTTTCCCGACGGGAAAAAGAAAAGGGGCCTGGCGGCCCCTTGAAGATATCTCTGTATACTCCCGGCGGAAGTCGGGTGTCAAGTTTGATCGAAGAGATTGCACTGTTTGGCGGCTTCGCGAGCCTCCGACAGGATCTCATAAACCGTGGCCAGAGGTAGTTCCGTATCCAACGCCAGACGGCGATGGTTGCCGCCGTCGAAATTGGCGCGGATGAAAGCCTTCTTGGCCGGGAGAAGCAGGCGGCTCACCTGCTTGAAGTAGAGCGGAACGCCAGGAAATGCCTGGGCCAATTTGAGAGTCGCGTCCAGGCCGATTACCCGGATGACGTCCTGGTATTGTTCCGGCAGCTCTTCAATTTTCAGATACTCGAGGTATTTCATTTGATCCCCATCTTATCTTTCAGCTGCCCCAACATTTCTAGCCCCTTTCTGCGGTCTTCTTCGGTCGGCTCCGGGATCGGCAGCGACTGCCGAGGCGGCCGAGTTGGCTTCTGCTCCAGGAGTTGCTTCGGCGTTGGCCATTCCTGCACCCTGGAGAACAGTCGCTCGAACCCGGTGCGGAGCCGCGGAGTGTCAATCTGTTCAATGCTGCAAGTGTTTCGCAGCGCCAGGAACCAGACATCGGCATTCTTGGCGATGATGTCCACCCCGGGCTGGAATTTGAGGCTCTGGGCCACCAGTGCCTGCAGCCCGGCGGCGATCTCCACCCGGAGCCAGTCGTTGCCAGCCCAATCGGAGAGGGTCGCCAGAGAGGCTGTGCGTTTCGACATGGCCCCGATGGAACTCTCCGGATTACGTAAAATCGATGGTATATTTTTGGGAATATTTTCCAAGACCCGTTTCAGGTAATTGTGGTTCTTAAGGGGTTTCACTTGGCCCAGCTCCCGCTTCTGCCTCATGGACTCCACTGTTTCGGCCAAGGCAGCTTCGAGGCGGGCCGGGTCCGCATCCATCACAATCACTTCCTGGGCCAGTTTCAGCGCCCGATCGAACGCCAGGGCGCGTGTGGGAGAGCGGAACAAACCGAGGTATGAAAGGAGCGACGGCAGCATGGCCGCCCGCATGGCGAGCAGCTCGCGGGCAGCAGCGTCCTGGGTCAGGGCCTCGATGGTGAATTGCGCGTGGTAGATTGGGCAGTGCAGGTTCATTCAATCCTCGTTTGATGATAACAAGCCGCATGAGCGGGCAAAGCCGCTCAGTGGGCGGGATGTTAAGCCGTTACCTATTTCCGCTCTTTTTCCCTTCGCTTCCTCACCCATGCAAAACCTTTATTCATGACAGCATCCAAGGTGTCAGCATAGATCCATTTCGCAGTGTAATATCCCCAGGAATAGGTTGCTGACTTTGGCCCTGTAGGCTTCATAATTGGAGTTGCTATCTTCATCAAAAACCCATACTTCCCTGAATCTGAAAGCCATTCAGTTATTACCTCTATGTCTTCTTCCTCCGTTGCTTCCTTGACGTAATCAGGAAGCTTCCCGAAACATTCCTCGATGGTCTCGATTTCCTCATTTTCAAAAAAATTCCTGGCCGGATCCGGAAGAGAGTAATCCGCCAGAATCCCAGCCAAAAGGATGATCTCTTCAATCCGGCATGTCTCGTCGCAAAACTTTGAGCAAAGCTTTTTCAGGTCCATATTCCCTCCTTAGATTTTTATCCCGCGGCCATATGCAGCAACGCTATAATGTCATTTTCGAGATCCCCCGACTCCCGCCGCAGATCATCGAGCAACCGCCGATCGGCGGGCTCCCGAAAACGCAACACAACGGTGTAATCGTCCGGCTGTTGAGGTTTGTCCCCCGAATTTTCCGCTATCCCCGCACACAACTCGCATGCGAGAAAGCGTTTCGACATGCGGTTGGCATGGTAGGTCCCCTTCGTGATCCTGGCCGACATCGGTTTGCACTCGTGGAGCTCGATCTCCATCGCTCACCTCGTATAGGTCTGTTCCAGCCGAAAATCCTGAGCGCCGCAATGGACACAGAGGTAACGGCGGTAATACCGGATCGGCCCGTAAAACTTGCCGGTCAAAATCACCTTGGCGGTCTTCGTAAACTCGTGCGTGCATTTCATGAAATCATTGCTCCCTAATTCCACGGTTCCAGGAGCTGTAGCTGCTCCGGATCGTTTCCCCGCCCCTCCGCGATTTTTCGTGCCCGGCGTTCCGCCTCGGGCCGGGGCAGCCCGCCCAGGTACTCCATGATGGCAGCCCGTTCCTCATAGATGATATACTGGTCCGGAGTCATGCGACCCGCCGCTTCGCCAGCAGCATCGTGGCGTGACAATGGGCGGCCTCTACGTTGAACAACTGGTAAATAGCCGGGCGGGATTTTCTGATACACTCCAGGTCGAAACCATTTCCCCGCAGTTCGCAGGCCGCCGAATTGACCGCCTCGATCTCCGCGCCCCGGCTGATTTCCCTGGTAGTCCGCTGTCGACCGTCGAGCATCAGCTGGAGTAGCCGCTGCAGGCGCTCGCTGTTCTCGTATCGAGCATAGTGGATGGTGCCGTGTTTTCGCATTGACTCTCCTGTTCGCTGTCCGCTGTTCAACTGCCTACTGCTTCCAGGCTGCATCATCAGGTCCCGGGCGCCGCCCCGGGACGATACGCCTCCGCGCAAGGCTTCGGCGCATTTCGCAATGAAATATCTAAGGCACCTCCATCAAACCTTTTTTCTTTGCCCACTCATCCAGACGCTCCTGGAGATCGTCGGCGTGGGTTGTGGACCACAACCTCTTCACCTTCAAGGCCCTCCTGGAACCGGACTCGCGGACATAACCGACTATCCAGGCATCCCCCAGCCCTTTCAGTACACCGATTATCTGGTTGCCGTCGCTGGCCGTAACATAGAAGTACCGGCGGCCGAAAAAACAATCCCGGCGGTTCCGGCGCAGCTCTTCACGTTTTTCCAAAGCGTTGAAGCCCATTTACCCTCCCTACGCGAGCTCAACTATTCTCTGGCCGGTTTCGGAATCCCGCCAGATCGTGACCAGCAATCCGTCTCCCAACAGGTCTTGCAGGGGAACATCATCGGGGACACCGGCTGTCGCCTCCCTGAATGCTCCCAATGTTTCTATGCCGTCGATTTCACGTTCACGAACCAGTCTCGCCATCAGGTCACCTCCAAAAATGGTACGGGATCCTTGTCCCGTTCAAATTCCGCCCGGCAGTGATCCGAGCAGGTAATGGTTATGCCGTCGATCTCATGCTCATCAAGGGCCTGGAAACTGCCGTACCAGGCCCAGGTGTCTTCATCCCAGGGGCCGGTTGACCCGCAGATGTCGCAGGTGTAGAGCCCCATTTCACGCGGCCTCCTCCAGGTCGGCCGCCGCCGTCGCTTCCCTGACCACGGCGCTGACGATCTTCTCCACGTCGGAGTCGACCGGTTTCACCAGGACCACGTCCCCGGTTCCCTGGACGGTGACGCCGAGGCGCTTGAGTGTGGCCACGTCCAGATCCCCCAGGCCTTTCTTGTTAACGCTCTCTTTAGTCTTGATCAGGAGCTCGTGCTGTTCCTCCGGCAGCACCTTCCGGATCAGACGGATGACGGTTGCCTCATCTTCGTATTCAATGCCGCCTTTGCCTTTCTGCAGTCCGACTTTGATGCCGCTGATGATGATGGAGCGGGGCCGGACGAACAGGTTGCGGCTGTCGTCAATCAGCGCCTCCAGGCTCGCCAGGGCGTTGGCCGCATCGGCCGCAGCATCCTTGATTTCCGGAAGATGGACCCGCTTCAACTTCTCAATCTCGTCATTCAGGTACTGGACCCGCAGTTTCACCAGTTCCCTATGATCGGCATACGATTTCGTAGCCCCTTCAATTTCCGCGAGAGTTGCCAATTTTACCTCCCTTTCTCAGTGTGGTTTTCAACCGGTTGATATCCCTGTCGACCTCGGCGAGCGCAGCCGTTGTCTGTGCGTCGAACCATGCCTGTTGCGCCTGATATTTGGCGGCGAGCGATGCGAGATACCGATCATTCGTCGCATGCAGCCGGACCGTCCAGCCCGCGAATCCACCGGACACGAAGGCGATAAGGGTCAGCGTCATCCATACCGGTACCATCATGTCGCGCCTCCTCAAACCACGCCCTCGCGCCGAATCAGCGCCTGGAAGCGCTGCGTAGACATCCGCGGTTCCCGCTCGATTTTCCCCTTCTCCCGCGTGGAAAAGATGCGTCCCTTCGCTCCCGCCAACCGGGTCGGAACCAGATGCCCGTTGAGAACCAGCTGCACCGCTATGGATGCTGCCCGTTTCGCTTGTCCCCGCCGCAAATTCCGATACTTCAAAAAGCTCAGTAGCCACTTCATTGTCCACCTCCTTATGGTTAGAGAAACCTGCAATGATCCGTTCCATCCGTTCGTCAGCCCGGCCGCCTGCTGTGCAGATCGAAATGAGCAGGGCCACGGCAGCGGCGATGACGGCAATAACCACAATCGCGAGCATCAGCGGTTATCCGGAGCGACCGCGCCCATCGCTTCGAGGGCCTTCACGACCCGCTCCACGTGGCCGCGAGTGAGAAACCTGAAATGATCGACGCCGACGATCCGGTACAGGAACGAACGGAGTGCCTTTTCCCGCCCGTCAGCGTCGGGCATGCGAGAAACGTCCGCCCACATGCCGGCGATCATGCGACACTGCGCGCCGGTCGCCATGCCGGGCCGGCCATCCAGTTCGGCATAAGGTTTCCTGTCGCTACTCCCCCCTTTATGAAAGGGGGTGCGGGGGGGATTTACCTTCCGGTTCAATTCATCGACGAGGTCCTCGGCCTCGGCCCAGGACAAATCCTTGCTACTCAACACTTCGAACATGCCGTACAACAGGGTGCGGTATTCTGAATCCGCCATGCCCAGCTTGGCCAGGATGGTGTGGATCTGTTTAATCTGCCGCCGGTTAATCGGTTGTCTGCCGTAACGCTTGGGTTTGGTCTGCATAGGTCACTCCTTTCGCATTTCACCCTTGTCTCTAGATCGCCTCGATCACCTCCGCCGTTACCCGTTCCTCGCCCATCTCCTGAGCCAAGTTCAGCGCCCGGGCGGTATAGTTATTGACGTGGAGGGGATATGCATGGCTCACCTTGCTTTTTCCATCCCGCCCGGTGCTGGTCAGCCTGCGGGACAGGACCTCGAAGGCATCCTCGGCGAAAATGTCTTCTATTTTCCCGCCGATCCGCTTGAACTTGACGGTCAGGTAATCGCGCAGGTTGCCGTTGAGTCCCCGGATCTCCGCCACCTGGACGCGGCGGATAACCTCGCGCATGTCCACATGCTGAGCCTCATTGAACATCTCTTTCAGTTCGGTCTGGCCGATCAGCACGATACCCAAGAGCTTCCGGTAGCCATCTTCCAGTTCGTAGAACCGTTTCAGGTATTTCATTGTCTGGACTGACAGGTCGTGGGCTTCTTCGATCACCAGGCAGGCGCGGTACCCGGATTTCGCCCGGTCCAGGAGCAGTCGTTGTACCTGGCGGGTCTTATCTTCCAGTTTTACGCGGGGGCGCTCGCTGGAGATGTCCATGACGATTGCGTCACAGATCGAGCTGGCGTTGACGCGACTTTTGTCGATCATCTGCGGATAAATCACCAGGGTGTCGCCGTCTTTCTTCAGCTGTTCGATGACCTTGCGTCGCATGACCGATTTGCCGCTGCCCACCTCGCCGATCACCGCCAGAAAACCGCCATGGCGGGCCGCGTCCAGCATGGCCGCTTCGATGTAGCGGTGTTCATCGCTCATGTAGATGTCACCGTCCTTCTGGATGTCGTCAATGAACGGATTGCGGAAAAGCTTGAAATGCCGCATTGCCTCCTGTGAAATCATCTCCACCTCCACACTGGTTTTATTTGCGCTCGAGTCCCCGGGTTTCATGCACGCTGGGCGTTTTTTCGGATGCGCCCGGTGCAGCAATTTGCCGAGCGGATTCCAGATGTCGCTGATCCGGAAGCCGCCGCGCATCAGCCATTCGTTGACTCCGGGCAAATTCTGCAGATACGCCTCTGTTTTCTCCTTGTACTGCTGAACCTTTATCGGCACGTACCCGCGATTGATAGTCAGGTTGACCGTCGGCCGGGAAACGCCGAGATGTGCCGCCAATTCACCCTGGTTGATAAAGCAATACAAGCTCAGCTCTTTCAACAGGATAGGCTGCACCTCCATGCGATATGCTGTTGCCGTGTTCGCCATTTCATACCTCCTGTTTTTAATTCAATACGAGCTCAGGGCCTTTGTACTGGCACGTTGCCGATATGGCCGGTTTGCTGTTGAGCCAATCGGCCGCTTCCTGGCAGCTGTCCTGGTTCGGGTACTCGGCAAAATTCACGGACGCTCCGAACTGCAGGCTTGTGTAAACGATCAAAATCCACATTTCACCCTCCTTTGCGGCTTTTTTTCCGGTTGGTCAGTCACCGGCGGCCAGTTTCTGTTTTTCGTCGCTGCGGCCGGTAAATCGGCCGATTACGGTCTCGATATCATTTGCCGTTACCGTTCCTCGGAACTCTGCGCGCAGTTCGCGGTTAACATCCGGGGTGATGGTTATGCCTGCCTCGCGCAGCCGCTTGAACAGCTCCATGATGGGATATTCCGTAGGCTGAGCTGGCCGGGTGACCTCGATCGGCGTGCCCCTCCTGGGCAGGGTGGCGAGGTTGTCGACCTTGTCGGCCTGGTGGCCGAACACCGTGAGCCCCTCGAAAGGTACATCCCCTTTTTTCGGGGCTTTCTCGCCATGAGCAATCTCGTTAATCTTTTCGATTGCGCGCTGGGTCTTGGTCATGGGTTGCGCGCCGTATTCCTGGCCGATGATCTTCGCGTGTTCGCTGAACCCTCCCTGTTCCGCGCCCAAGAACTTTACTGCCTGGACCTCGTAGGGAGTATTGCCCCACATGACCGTGACGACCCGCTCTTCCCGCCAACGGTAGGGGTTGACGCAGACTTGTACCTGGGCGTTGTGGTGGATTCCCGGTAGATGTTTTACCCGGAAGATCTCGGTCCGGTAGCTGAACTGGTAGTTGCGCACCGTGCAGGTAACCGCTGGCTCAGTGTAGATAATCTGCAGGATTTCATCATCGGGCAGGTCACGCAGCTGGTCGGGCTGTATCCGCAGCCAGGAGGCAAGGCGGGTCTCGCCGTGCCGAGTGTGAACTCGGGTGGCGTGGAAATGGATCATCCAGTCGCAGGCCCAGCAGTTGAGTTCGTCTACCGAATGGGCTGGGCAGATTCTGAGGCGCGTCTCGAAGTTGTTTTCGATGATGGTGTGGGTAGTTTCAACAGCCCCCTGACGGCGCGGGTTATAAGGTTTCCCCTTGGGCCGCTCGATGCCGAGACCCTTGAAAAATGCCTGCATGGCATGGCTCTGCTGGGCGCTTCCGGCATCCATGAGAAGGAAAAATGGGACGCCCCGTAACACCAACCGATGGTCTTCCTTGGCGCGCCAGCAGATTTTGAGGAAGTCCCAGAGGTTTTCCCGGCTCTCGCCCTCGGCCACGTAATAACGGAAGAAGAATAGGCCGGAAAAATGATCGTCCAGGACGTAGCGCAAAAGTTTCTGTTTGACCCGTGAGAAAGCGTCAGGCTTGTTTTTGTAAAAATCGCGCTCATCCATAATGCCCATACGGCCGTCACGCAGGTAATATTGGATGCAGACCGAGACGTCGACCAGGTGACAGTAGTTCGGGTGCAGGCTCCGGAGCTCCGTGTGGGGGGTAGGATCTTTGAGGCGTTCCTTGCTCATCTGCAGCTCCCTCAGGTGGCGGGCCACCGTGCCGGCGCAGGCCTGGCCGGGCTCGATGATGCCGTTGTCAATGGCGATCTCCAGGGCCGTTTCGATGGGCATGATCGGCCCCTTGTTCTCGCGGCCGGTCTTGTACATGAGGCCGGAGAGGAATGTGAGCTGGTCATCGGTGAGGCCGCATTTGCGCGCGCCCAGGTCGGAGCGGGTTTTCCTGCCAGACTCGAAGCGGTTGGCGCGAGCGATCCGGTAGATATGTTCCCGCGAATACCCGGTCTGCTCCTGGTAGGCGGCTATTATCGCCGCCCTCTCGTTGTGCGCCGCCATGCTCAGTTGTGTTGCCAGCTCTCTCTGCCACATACGCCCCTCCCGGTAATGGTATTTAACCCTGTTCCTGCCGCTGGAACGGTGGTATCCATTCCTCCTCCGGGGCCATGCCAGGGGACGCGTGCCGGTCGTAGGCGGTATCATGATAGGCGTTGAGTTCCATGCGAGCCTGGTTGAGAAAGGCAATCAGTGCCGATTTGGCACGTGGCCCTGGCACTTCATCGGCGTCAACCAGGGAGCGAACCTGCAGCATGTAGCCCATGAAGGTAGTCTGGAGATTTTCTATCTGCTGCAAGAAGGCGTCTTCTTCGGGAGTGAGGTCTTTCTGTTTGGCCTCCCGTGCAACCCGGTCCAGATCCCTCTGCAACTTGACCATGGATTTGCGAGTGTCCTCCTGGACTCGGTCATGGGCTTTTTTCTGGGCTTTTATTTCGGATTCCGTCGCGGAAAGTTGATCGATCACCCACTCTATGGCAGCCTGCAGATCCTCTCTGTGTTCGGAATCGAGGGGGATGCGTTCCCCAGAAATCTCGATGGCATCGTCAACGACCTGGACAGTACCGTCGTGGGTGAGCCGACGAAGTTTGCGTAGATCGCGGTAGCCAACCCTTAAACTGCTGACCGTCGTCAGAAATTCCTGCCCGAACGCTTCAATGTTGAGAATATCCTCGTCAATTTTCTGCCGCGAAACCCCTAGATATCCGCAGAATTCCTCCCATGTGCCGATCCCGGGGAGGTCCTTGTAAATCTTCGAATCCTTGATCTGCTTCAACCAGACCAAACTGCTGACGTCAGCAAATTTGGATATCATTTTGACTGCCCGAAATTGGCCGATTATCTCGTGACACTGGGCGATCAAACCTTCGCGTTCCTTCATCTTTTCAATTTCACGGTCCGCATCGGCCCGAGCCACTTCGTAGATCTCGTTCGCCGCCTGTGCCTCTGTGCTGTGCGCCTTGGATTTCCCTGCCATCAGTTACCTCCCGGTATGGATATGAGTTCGAGGTCGCGGTTTATACGGTCCCGCTGCCCTTCAAGATTGCTCTTCACCCTGGCCCAGTGAAGGGCCAGCTTCATGCCCAGCTTGTAGCCGCCGCCGATACCAGTGACGTATCCCGCCTCTTCGAGCGTGGACAGATGGCACATTACGGTGCCGGCGGGAAGGCCCACAGCCTGGGCGATCTGCGCTCCGGTGGCCACCTCTTTTACACTGGCAAGAAAGTCTATGATCTCGGTGGTTTTTTTAACCGCTTCGATGCGTTTGTATGTGGTTGCCATGGCCCCTCCTACCTGATCCCGCATTTAGTACGAAGTTGTGCTATTTCCGCGTCCAGTTGCCGGCGCTGCTCTTCAAGACGTGCCAACCTTAGGAATTTCAGATCTTCAGGGCCGATCACGTCGGCTCCCAAAGGTTCGAGCAGGTATTTAAAGACTCCGAAGGAATTGACGAGATGGGAAAATGCGACGAACATGTCGGCCGGCGGTCGATAGGCCGCGTCGCTGCTGCAATATTTGTCCAGCATGTCTTTGGAAAGGTCACGCCCGGTAAGACGGCTGATGTGGGCCGCCACCATGTACCGGTCCATGCCGTTCATCTCGCGGGACATCAGCTGTTTGAGCCCGAGCAAGACGTCAAAAGACCCCTCGGGTAAACCGGTATCAAACAGCCCCTGTTGGTTTGATGCGTATCTGTCAGTTTTTGCGATTCGTTTTAACATCGCCCCTCACTCGACTTTGTGGTATATATCAAACAGGTCTGAATAAATATTCACCGGTGGATTGTCATGCAGCCTTGGGCAGGTCGGATTCTTCATCAGGCCAAAGCTCGGTGACCTGGACGCCACATGCGTCTGCGATCGCGCGTCTGATACGATGACCTACACGCCGGCCGGTAACGACGAACGATACGTAGTTTTCCGTTACCTTTTCCTGTTCTGCGATCTGTTTGATCGTGACGCCATGGAGCATCATAACGGAGCGGATTTTCCGGTACTGACGGGTTCTAGTCATAAAGGGCTCCTTTTTTATCCCTATGAGTGTCAAGGTTGCGTTGCGTCAATTTCACATAACAATAATTCGGAAATAGAAAAGTGTCAATAGAAAGTTTTATAATTATGAAAGATTTTGAACGACTGAATTACGCCCTGGGAGAGGCGGGAGTCAAAAAATACGGTCGCAATCGTAAGGTGGCGGAATTAACAGGGTATTCTGAGGCAAGAATTAGTGAGATGCTGTCAGGAAAACTGCCGCTGAATCCGAAATTCAAGATGATAGTTTGCGTTAAGTTTTCTATTTCTGAAAATTTTATAGATACTGGCGAGGGTGACATTATCCTGCCCGTCGCGGCGGATAAAATGGAACATTACGAAGCGCTGTCCGAACCGGCGAAAAAAGCGTTAAAGCTTTTTCAGCAGCACCCGGAAAAGGCGTGGGAGTTTTACGCGGCCATATTGGAGAGGGCCGAAAAAAGCAATAACGACAAAAAGTGATCAGTCGTCGGCAAAGACAATGGCAGCAACCATGGCCAAGGCGGCCCGTGGATCCGGGCGGCATAATAATACCTGTTGAATGGTATTAATTTTCTGATCAGAAGAAAGATCGGAGAATGGGCGTATCGATTCAAACGTTTCTAGGTCCAATGGACGAATCCTCCTGGCCTACGGTAATGGTTTTGTAACAGCAATGACCGCTCCAAATTTCTATAATTAAAACAAAAACTTAGTATTTCAGATAGGAAAGCTATACAGTCTTGCGAAAAAAACTTAGTGTTTTATGGTAGTTTGATTAATTAGTTGGTAAAACGAGGGACGGTTGATGGTCACAAAAGAGGACATTGATAACCGGGTCAGATACAATTTGATACGTTTGCGCCAAGAGGCCGGTTTGTCCCAAGTGGACCTGGTCAAGTGGTCCGGCATCTCGTATATTCCTCAGATTGAAAGCGGGGCAAGCGCCATCGGGAAAAATGTGATCGCCAAACTGGCTAACGTCCTGGATGTCGATATCTTGGAGTTTTTCCAACCCGAAGAAGGAATTATTGAAAGAGTAGACATGCTTTCAAGGTTGTCAAAAATGTTTCGGGAATGCACTCCGCGCGGCCAGAAGGTGGTATTGCGCATAGTAAAGTCATTCAGGGAGTACGAACGAGGTCTAAAATTTTTATCCAAACAATCAATCTAATCCGAAATATATTATATTTAAAAAAGCGTATTTCAATAAATAATTGAAGCATTTGACATGATCACGAATCTCCATTTAATGGAGGCATGGATAAGAAAAATATAGGTGCCCGAATAAGGAAAATTCGAATCAAACTCGGATATAAACAAGCCGAGTTCGGGAAATTGATCAATGCCAGCAATGCCTCCATCTCGGCCTATGAAAACGGCGACTCCTATGCGCCGATCGGCACACTGATCAAAATCGCGCAACTCGCCGATGTCTCTATCGAATGGATTATCATGGGCGAAGAAGTCCCCCGGGAAAGGCTGATGAAACTATTTTCCGAGAAAGAAATTCGCCTCCTGGCCGCATTCGGCCACGCGGATCCGGAAGGGCAGGGAGTAATTCTCAGGGTGGCGGAAGCTATTAGTGGGGATTCGACTATAAAATAGAAAGGAAGGGGATCATGGAAGAGTACAGCGAGGTTGAATGCCCACATTGTAAAGAAATGATCCCGAAAAGCCTCAGCACCTGTCCAGCCTGTAAAAAACCTGCAAAGATAACACCTACAGAAACCGTCAATACTAACTGGCAACGAAAACCTGATTCCCCCAGTCTGGATAATTTCCCATGTTGCCGAAGCGCAAATCGCATCGATCTCACAAAGCTGTTTGTAGGCGGAATAGTTATTTTGATCGTAGGGTCATGTGTTGCCGGTATTGCCAAAAATAAGCTGTTTCCGCCCCCTCAGCAAACCGTTACGGCTCCAGTTCAAAGTCCTCCCGAGAAATATATGGATACGAATTCAATTATTGTCCGTGGAAAGGACATCTCAACCGGAGATCTGGCCGATGATGTTTTTGCCATCATTCACCAATCGGATATGGTCGACCAGGTTGTCATACCTAATAAAGAACATCCTGGTAGTATGTTCGTGGTGAAAACCTTTGACGTCGACGGAAAGAAATTCAAGCTCCACCTGGCTCGTGTCCAGGATCCTGGCCCCTATAAGGTAATAGGTATCGAGACAGCACAATAACTATGTTCGTTAAATTTATAATATTTACACTGGAGTGAAAGTACTATGACCCAAGGAGATCAACTTCCATTAGAACGTTGCCCGCATTGTAATATTGCGCAACCTTATTTAGCACGTATGTCTGGGCCGACATGTACCTCTGGCCCGTTAAACCCAAATAAAAATTATTGGTCAATTTATGTCTGTCACTCTTGTGGAGGAGTAATTCTGACATGTTCTCTAGAGTCACCCATGAATCATATTCGCGAGATTTGGCCTTCCCCAAGAATTGTTTCGAATGAATTACCAGAAAGGGCAAGAGATTATCTATCACAAGCTGTAGCGAGCATTCATGCGCCGGCTGGAGCAGTTATGCTGACAGCAAGCGCTGTGGATGCGATGTTGAAGGATAAGGGTTACAGAGAAGGGAGTCTATATAAAAGAATTGACGACGCCGCTGCAGCTCATCTTATTACTGCTGAAATGGCAGCCTGGGCACATGAGATTAGATTAGATGCGAATGACCAGCGCCATGCGGATATAAACGCAGCCTTGCCCGATGCGGGGGATGCAAAAAAAGTAATCGAATTTGCAAGCGCACTGGGGCAGTTTCTTTACGAATTGCCAGCACGAGTCATTCGCGGAAGGAGCATTCAAAGTTAAATTCATAAATAGATAATGTGACCGTAAAAAACATGATAATGTCGCGCGCCGCGGCCGCCGCAAAACCCCCATCAAAAATGATTTGATTTTGCCCCGATATTTCCTCCTTCGTCGCCCTGGTGTAAACCATTGCAAACCTCATTATGACATTTTCCAAGTACTTCTTATGTCATCCCCTTATACCGCGG